TTTTTTTATGGCTTTAGGTATAGTGCTCTTTCGTCTTTACGGCGCTTGACCAGCCCAGGCAACTCCTTACCGCCTGCCTTAGTCCACGACATAAACGCCTCAGCAGCGGCCTCAAAGTCACCCCTGTTGTGGCACATCCTTATTGTAGAGCGTTGTAGATTGCCGAGGCCCACGTTGAAAGAGAAGGAAACAAGTGCATCAAACCGAGACTGAGTAAGACCAGAAGGACATAGTCGTAGAACTCCTCGTTCAAACGAAGCCAAGTCTGCGGCAAGTATGTCATCGACTTCTGCCATTGAAAGAGTTCTGTCCCATCCTGGTGGGATTGGTAAGTCTTTTCGTTCATTTAAAGGCACCTTTATGTGATTAGGATCGATAACGTGGCCTACCCCGATTGTCCACAGCAGAGCAGGACACCTATACCCACGAGTACGGACACCTTCATGATGCTTGATCATGTCGATGCACTCTTTGGAGACTTTCATTTCTTAAACGATTGTGTGCCGAACCAGAAGGCGATCACCGATGAGAAGATGATGGCACTGTCCTCATCCCAGAGGATCTGCATAGCCACATCAAAAGGCACACCAGTCTTCCATGCGTAGAAGAAGCCAAAGATGTTCACAAACAGAAGCATACAAAACATACCGTAGGTAATGACTGGCCTCACAGAAGCACGAAGATTAGTGACCCACAGCGATGCACCTTTACCGATAGCAATATCGTGTGCATACAGTGCTTCTCGTTCCTGCACCGCTGTCTGCATCGCCACCTGATCTGTCCTGATCTCTTCTATACGAGCCTGTGCCACAAACCCACGCTCCAGCATCTGCAGTTCACGCTCAGTCTGCATCCGTGCTAGTTCAAGTTCATGTGCTTTGTCGGAACGATCCTGGAAGAACTCAAGGATCTTGGGCATACCGCCCATAAGGAAGGATATTAGTGTCGATAACAGTGTAATCATTACATCAGCCCCATCATTTTAAAGATTCCGTACACCACAGAAGACGCCAGCAACAACCACAGCATCTCTCTTCTGGTTTCCATACGTTTGCGATACATCTCGTCATTGAGTTCTAGGTGTTGTTTACGCATCTGAGTGATTAGCGACTTGACTTCAGAGACAGCAGATCTACCATATTCCTGCTCAATCTGCCTGTACATCTCTGCCTCTGCTTCACGGATCTGCCTGATGATCTTGTATTCTTCATAGGCACTCATGAACATCATGTCACCACGGCGTTCAATCTGTTGTTGCTTACGCTTCCAGGCAACACGAGCCTTTGCTTCCTCGTCTAAGAAAGCATTTACTTCTTTTGCTGTTTCCTTTATCTCACGGCCTACAGCAACGGCTTCTTTGATGCCTCCTAGCGCAGCCCTAGCGGTTGCGGCTGGATCGGACATTATCTACCTAGTTCTTGTTCTAGTCTAAGAAGTTCTTCTTGTTCAGACGCAGTTAAACCACCGCCTCTGCTCATAGGCTCTGTAGGCGTTACAGAAGGTTGTGTAATATCTTCTGAAGTAATGCCTGCTTTTTCAAAAGCCTGCGATGCTTTTAAGAATAAATTTTTACCAATAGGAAGACCAGAATTTTGTGCTTTAATTAAACCAATAGCAGAGTTTGTTGCTTCTGGATTTAAAGCAGCCTTAGCCCAAAAACGAGGACCAAGAATAATAGTTCCACCTACTAAAGCAGTTTTAAGAGGATTATCTGCCGCAAGGTTTCTTGCTTCATCGCTAACTAATAAAGATCCTAACGATAACAAAGCACCAGTAGCCTGTGCTTGTTGCGCTGCAAAGAATAAAGGAGCACTTGCGCTTGGTTTTGTTTCTGTTAGTTTTGCAGCCTCTAATAAAGTAAGAACCCTTTTTTGTTGTTCTTTTGGCAAAACTGCTTCAAAAGTTCTACGAACTGCCTCATCATTTTTAATTTTATCGCCTAATTTTGCAAAAGATCCGTCTGACTTTAACAAATCTTCTAAATATCCTCGGCGAACAGATTCAATAGTTTGCTGTACATTTAAATCTGGTCTTAACTGTTTTGCCCTAGAGAGTGCTGTTGTTGTTTCATTCCAAGCAGTTACGTTACCGCTTTTAAAAATGTTTTTACCAACAAACTCTGGATCAACATCAAGTAATTTAGCAGCAGTATCGTTATAAAGATCTTGTATACCTTGACGATAGAATTTAGAGTAAAACTTGTATTGATCTGCTAGTGTAGTAGCAGTATCATCAGGGATACGGCCTTGAAATGGAATAGCAGTACCAGCAAACTTAGAGCCAGCCACATCCATAGATTTTTCAATATTAGACACAATCCTTGTTAATTGTGCTACTGTTTTAGAATCAGGTTCTGTTTGGTTTCTGCGTAGATCACGAAGAGTTGTTTTTAAAGAAGATGAAATATCGTGAGCAGTTACAAAATCAATTTTATCTGGTAGACTAGCAAAACTTTCCAAATAACCCCGTTCTTTTGGAGATAGTGTTAATCCTGCTGTTTCTTGACCGCGAGCCAATAAAGATTGTGCGTCTTTTTTTAAGCCTCCAATATCTACTGGTTGTCTTGCAATTCTTGGAGATGCTTGCAATGCCTCATAAAAAGGTCTAGTAAGGCTTTTTAACGCATCATCACCTTCGTTAATAGCCGTTACAAATTCTTTACCTGTTTGAAGACTATCATAAACTCTTGTAGACACTTCATCAAGAATTTTGTTTTTAGCAGAAGTAATAGCCTGTTCTGTTTTCTTTTCAGCGGCTTCAAATACTGGCTTGCCTGTAAAAGAACCACGAGCAACAGATTCTTTAAAACCAGCCCAAGGATCTTCTGTTGCTTGAAACGGAGTTAAAGTAGCACCTTCTTGTTGTAAAAGCCGTTGTGCTGCAACAGTTGCTTCCTCTGGTGCTTGTCCAGGAAAGTATTTACCAAGTTGATCTTTAGCAATTCGATATGTTTTTCCAGCGGCTGAGAAAATTAAATTACCAGCAGCGTCATATACTGCCTGTTCAATACCACCACGCAGTACAGCCAATGGAGATGGGCGACCAGTAATAGCCTGCTGCGCTGCTTCTCCAGTAGCGCCTCCAAGACCAGCGCCTAGCATACTACGAACACCAGCAGCACCTAGACCAAAGCCAGCACGAGCACCAGCAGGTGTTCTAGTTCCAATAGCACCTGCAACACCACCAATCATACCACCAATACTAGGTAGAGCCTCTACCGTTGCTTGACCTAATTGACTTAAAAACCCAGGTTGCTGTCTATTTTCAAGCATAACTGAACCAGCAAGTTCAGATTCTAACTGAGCCAGTTCTTGTTCTTCTTGAGATGTCAAAGCCATTACTGCACTCCTTGTTGTTTAGCACGAAGTTCTTGCAATCTTCGAATTTTAGCATTTCTGTCTACTAATTGTTGATCTGCTAATGTTTGTGCTTCTTTTCTCTTTGCAACAAAGTTATATTTATTTAAATCACCACCACCAGAAACAAATTCCTGAACAAAGTTATTTTCAATTTCTGATGTTAATGCATCTTTGCGAAGACGACTTACAACATTACGCAGAGTCTGTACTGTAAACCCTGGAGTTCCAATTGCTTCTCTTAAAAATGCTAATTCTTTTTCAGACAGAGAACCAGGAAGTGTCTTTGCTTGTCCTTGCGCTAATTGTGCTAAAAGTTGTTTCAACTGCTCAGTTTCAGATGTTCCTGTGACTGTTGCACCAAATGCTTCTGCAACTTGAGAAGCCTTTAATTTTACATCAGCACCAAAACCAGTAAATGCATTTGTTAGAACACGATCAATAGCATCTGCGGTTTGATTTGTTTTTGTTGCTTGTAATGCACCAGTTTCAATTGTTTTAAGTATTTCCGCTTTTACTGGAAGTACTTGTCTTTCAGTTGGACTAGGCGGTGTAACTCCTGCTTTCCTCTTTTCTAAATCACGCTTTAGTAACTCAGCATTTATTTGCCTTGTTTGCTCCGCAGTGTAATCAGCAAGACTTGGTTTTACACCAAATCCAAGTTCATTAGCAACTTGAGCAAAATCTGCAGTTGTTTTGACTACTGGTTCTGGTTTTTCACGCATTGCTTGAGCCAACGAAGCAGTGCCAGCAGCCTGTGCCTGAAAGATTTTAGCGCCAGTCAGCCCTGCTGCTTGTGCTCTATCAGCAGCCTCTTGCCGCATAGCCAAGGCAATACCAGCAAACTGTGGTAACTGGTTTAGATTGTTAGCCAAAGCAATTAAGCCTTCTGGAGTGCTTAAATCGGCCTCTTGCTGTGTACGCTGAATAATACTATTCAAGGCTTGTCTTGGTGTTTGCTGACCAAAAGCACCAGTAATGTTTTCTCTCAAAGAAGCGCCAGTTCTTCCGATCAAGCCAGATACTGCTTGTAGAGGATCTGTTGCTACAGGCTGACGCTGTTCTAAATCTATATTAAATAAAGACTGCATTACATTTGCCATATTTTTACCTATAAAGTATAGTTACCGCCTAAAAACTCTCCGTAGTCTTGAAATCCATAATCAACACCTGTT